AGACCATATAATAAAAAAGATAGATCTAATTTTTGGAAAAGTATAATTAATAAAACCGAATATATTGTAGAAATTCTTTTTGATAATTTAACAAAAGAACAAGCAATAGAAAAGGAAATGGAATTTATAAAGTTATATGGCAGAATAGATCTTAAAAACGGATCACTTTGTAATATGACCTGTGGTGGTGAAGGAACTGGTACACTAAATGAAAGTTTAGAATTTTTAAGAAGATCTAAAATAAAAGAAACTTTAACAGGTAGAAAAGTATCAGAAGAATCAAAGATAAAAAATTGTTTAAGTAAGGCGAATAGAATGTCTGTAACAATTAATAATATTGAGTATCCATCCTTAAGAAAAGCGGGTTTAGCTTTAGGACTCCATAAGAATACTATAAAAAAATTATATTATATTAAATAAAATGGATATTAAAGAAACAAAAAACAATATCATAAAAGCTGGGCACAAAGCGGTTCTTGAGTTAATCAAGGTTGCTGAAGAAGCTATTTTGGATAATGGCGAAGACGATTTGTCCGCTGATAAATTAAAGAATGCTGCAGCTACTAAAAAGCTTGCAATATTTGATGCATTTGAAATATTAAGTCGCATCGAAGAAGAAGAAAAGTTATTAGTTGAAGTAGAAAAAGAAGCAGAAGTTAAGGTGTTTAAAGGGTTTGCAGAAGGGAGATCTAAATAATGTACGAGCAAACACTATATAAGATAGTACCTGATTATATAAAGTCAAGTGTTATTAAGCAGAACAATCGCTTAAACAAGTGGAAGTATGGATATGATAAAGACCATGATGTGGTTGTTATTAGTAAAACTGGAAAGATTGGTGAAATTGTTGAGATCCAGAATTTAAAGATAGCATTGCCATTAGTAGAAAACGCTTATTCAAGATCTGCTAAAAAAGAAGAACAATATTGGGAGCAAATGGACTACCCAAAAGAAATAAGTAAAATAAAAAGCACATTTGATTGGAACAAACAACCTGATTCTTTTAAAGATAGATGGTATGATTACATCGACAATGAGTTTAAATACAGAGAAGAAGGTTTATTCTTCTACAACAACGGGACTCCTACTTATATAACAGGTACACATTACATGTATTTGCAGTGGAGCAAGATTGATATTGGAGCACCTGATTATAGAGAGTCAAACAGATTATTCTTTATTTTCTGGGAAGCATGTAAAGCAGATCCAAGATGTTACGGAATGTGCTACTTAAAAAATAGACGTTCTGGTTTTTCATTTATGTCATCTGCCGAATTGGTTAATTTAGCGACTATATCTAGTGACTCTAGGTTTGGTATATTATCAAAATCTGGAGCGGATGCTAAGAAAATGTTTACAGATAAGGTTGTTCCTATTTCTATAAACTATCCTTTCTTTTTCAAACCCATACAAGATGGTATGGATAGACCAAAGACAGAACTAGCTTATAGAATACCAGCATCTAAACTTACAAGAAGAAAACTTGACTCTCACGAAAGAGTTGAAGAGATGGATGGTTTGGATACGACTATTGACTGGAAGAATACAGGAGACAACTCTTATGATGGTGAAAAGTTAAAACTACTAGTTCACGATGAGAGTGGTAAATGGGAGAAACCAGATAATATATTAAACAACTGGAGGGTTACAAAAACTACACTTAGATTAGGTAGTAGAGTTATTGGTAAATGTATGATGGGTTCAACTTCTAATGCTTTAGATAAAGGAGGTGAGAACTTTAAAACTTTATACTATAACTCTGATGTAACTAAACGAAATAGAAACGGACAAACTAGTTCTGGTCTATACAGTTTGTTTATACCGATGGAATGGTCTTACGAAGGTTTTATAGATATGTATGGTGTCCCAGTTTTTGATACCCCATCAAGTCCAATAAAAGGAGTAGATGGTAATCTAATAGAATACGGAGTTATAGAGCATTGGCAAAATGAAGTAGATGGTTTAAAGTCAGATCAAGATGGTTTGAACGAATACTATCGTCAGTTTCCAAGAACAGAACAACACGCTTTTAGAGATGAAACAAAGCAATCTTTATTTAATCTAACTAGGATATACGAACAGATAGATTATAATGAAGACTTGAGAAACTCTAGTATTGTAACTAGAGGTAGTTTTATGTGGGAGAACGGTATACCTGATACTAAAGTTATATTCTACCCTAATAAAGACGGTAGATTTCTAATATCTTGGATACCTCCAATTCATTTGCAAAATAATATTTTGATTAAAAACGGAGTTAAACATCCAGGTAACGAACACTTAGGTGCTTTTGGATGTGACCCTTACGATATATCTGGTACTGTTGATGGTAAAGGATCTAATGGAGCACTTAGTGGTTTAACTAAGTTTTCAATGGAAGATATACCACCAAATCATTTCTTTTTAGAATACATAGCAAGACCACAAACTGCTGAGATATTTTTTGAAGATGTTTTAATGGCATGTATATTTTATGGTATGCCAATACTAGCAGAGAATAATAAACCTAGATTACTTTTTCATTTTAAAAGAAGAGGTTATAGGAATTTCTCTATGAACAGACCTGATAAAATATGGAATAAGTTGTCAATAACTGAAAGAGAAATAGGTGGAATACCTAACTCTAGTGAAGATATAAAACAAGCTCACGCATCTGCTATAGAATCTTACATCGAAGAATATGTAGGTATCACGGATAACGGTTATGGAGACATGTACTTCAATAGGACTTTAAATGATTGGGCTAGATTTAATATAAATGACAGAACTAAGTATGATGCCTCTATCAGTTCGGGATTAGCTATAATGGCTTGCAATAAAAGTAGATATGCTCCTTCGGCTCCAGTTTTTAGAAAAACATATAATTTAGGAATAAAAAAATACGACAATACAGGTTCTTTATCAAAAATACACTAAATGAATATATACACAAATACAAACAGCGCATTTCCAAGTCAGGTAGTACCAGACTCTGTAAAGGCCTCCGAAGAATATGGATTACAGGTATCGCGTGCTATAGAACAGGAGTGGTTTGAACAAGGTAGAACTACTGGTAATAGATACTTAACTAATTGGAATAATTTTCATCAGTTAAGATTATATGCTAGAGGAGAACAATCAGTACAAAAATATAAGGATGAACTAGCTACAAACGGTGATATTTCTTATTTAAACTTAGATTGGAAACCAGTTCCTATTATATCTAAGTTTGTTGACATAGTTGTTAATGGTATGTCACAAAAGACTTACGATATAAAAGCTTATGCTCAAGATCCAGAATCTCTAAAAGCTAGAACAGCTTACGCTCAGTCTATATTAAGAGATATGTATTCTCAGGATTTAGTTAGCAAAGCAAATAGTATTACTGGTCAAGACTTTTCAGCGTCTCCGTTACCACAAGATGAGTTACCTGAGACTAAAGAAGAACTAGACTTACATATGCAGTTGTCTTATAAGCAATCTGTAGAGATAGCAGAAGAAGAAGCTATAAATAATGTTTTAGCCGCTAACAAATGGGATTTAGTACGTAGAAGATTAAACTACGATCTGACTGTACTAGGAATAGCTTGTGCTAAAACTAGTTTTAATGTTAGCGAAGGAATTAGAACTGAATACGTAGATCCAGCTTATCTAGTGTACTCTTACACTGAAGATCCAAACTTTGAAGATATATATTATGTTGGAGAGGTTAAGGCTGTAACTATACCAGAATTAAAAAAACAATTTCCTCACATGTCTGAGGAGGAATTATATAAGATACAACAAATGCCAGGTAATAGACAATATATTACTGGTTGGGGTAACTACGATGAAAACACTGTTCAGGTTTTGTATTTCGAATATAAGACTTATATGAATCAGGTTTTTAAAATAAAATACGGTGAGAATGGTCTTGAAAAAGCTATAGAGAAAACAGACGATTTCAATCCACCAGAGAATGATAATTTTGAAAGAGTTTCTAGAACAATAGAAGTACTATATACTGGTACAAAAATTCTAGGAACAAATATGATGTTGGAATGGAAGTTGTCTGAAAACATGACTAGACCTTTCGCTGATACAACTAAAGTTGAAATGAATTATACTATTTCAGCTCCTAGAATGTACAAAGGTAGAATTGATTCTATAGTTAACAAGATAACGGGGTTTGCTGATATGATTCAGTTGACACATCTTAAGTTACAACAAGTAATGTCTAAAATGATACCTGATGGTGTATTTATAGATGTCGATGGTTTAGCTGAAGTTGATTTAGGTAATGGAACAAACTATAATCCAGCGGAGGCGTTGAATATGTACTTCCAAACTGGTAGTATCGTAGGTAGGTCACTAACGCAAGAAGGAGGAATAAACGGGGGTAAAGTTCCTATCACGGAATTAACTAGTTCTTCTGGATTATCAAAGATACAATCTTTAATTCAAACATATCAATACTATCTACAATTAATTAGAGATGTTACTGGTTTGAACGAAGCTAGAGATGGTAGTTCTCCAGAAAGAGACACATTAGTTGGTTTACAGAAAATGGCAGCTAACGCTTCTAATACTGCAACTAAACACATTCTACAATCTAGTTTGTATATAACTCTTAGAACATGTGAAAACATATCTTTAAGAATAGCTGATTGTTTAGACTTTCCTTTAACAGCAAAAGTTTTAGAACAAAGTATTACTACTTATAATGTTGCTACTTTAAGAGAGATTAAAAATCTAAACTTGCATGACTTTGGTATATACTTAGAGTTAGAACCAGACGAAGAAGAGAAAGCAATGTTAGAGCAAAACATACAAGTAGCTCTACAAGCACAGATGATTGATCTAGACGATGCTATTGATATTAGACAGATCAAGAACTTGAAGTTGGCAAATCAATTGCTTAAACTAAGAAAGAACAAGAAACAGAAGGCTGCTCAAGAAGCTCAGATGGCAAACATCCAAGCTCAAGCTCAAGCAAACCAACAGACTGCACAGCAAACAGCTTTATTTGAAGTTCAAAAACAACAAGCATTAACTCAAGAGACTATAAATATAGAGAGAGCTAAATCTCAGTTTGATATTGAGAAGATGCAAATGGAGATGCAATTGAAGCAACAGTTAGCAGAGGCTAAGTTTAATTATGATATGCAACTAGCTCAGATAAAATCTCAAGTTGATAGTCAGAACTTACAATTAGCAGAAGATAGAAAGGACGAAAGAACTAGAATACAAGCATCCCAACAATCACAGTTGGTTAGTCAAAGAAAGACAGACTCTTTACCACAGAATTTTGAATCAGCATCGTTCACTGGTTTAGATGGTTTAGGTCTGTAAGAATGAAAAATTATTAAATTATATTATATTATGTCAGAAATTATTAAACAAGAAGGTGAGTTCAAAATGAACAAACCTAAAAAACCAAGAAGTCTAACACAACAAGACGGTATCACTAAAGTTGATTTATCTGTACCTGCTGTTGAATCAGAAGTTACCAAAGTCGTAATACCTAGCTTAGAAGTTAAAGAAGATGATACTGTAGAACAAGATGGTGGAGAAGTTAAAGAAATCGTTAACACCGAAACAAACGACGGAGTTATCGAAGAAATATCCAACGAAGATGTCGAAGTTAAAATTGTTACGGAAACTCATGAACCAGAAACAGTAGTAGTACAAGCACCTTCTAGAGAACTTCCAGAAAATGTAGAGAAGTTAATCTCTTTCATGGAAGAAACAGGAGGAACTGTAGAAGATTATGTTAGACTAAACACAGATTATTCTAGTGTTGATGAAAAAACATTATTAAGAGAATATTATTCAAGAACAAAACCTCATTTAGATAGAGAAGAAATAGAATTCTTACTAGAAGATAATTTCGAATACGATGAGGACATTGAAGAAGAGCGAGATATTAGAAAAAAGAAACTCGCGTTTAAAGAAGAAGTTGCGAAAGCTAAGAACCACTTAGAGTCAATAAAAGGTAAATACTACGAGGAAATCAAGTTGAAACCCGGAGCTACCAAAGAACAACAAGAGGCTTTTGATTTTTTCAACCGATACAAGAAGAACGAAGACGAATCTAAACTTCGCCATGAGAGATTTAGAAAGGACACTAAAAATTTATTTAATAACGAGTTCAAAGGTTTTGAATACAACGTTGGAGATAAAAGATTTAGATATAGTGTTCAAAATAATGAACAATTGGCAGAGAAACAATCAGACATTAACAATTTTATCGGGAAGTTCCTTGATAAAGACGGAAACGTTAGTGACACTGGTAGTTATCATAAGGCTTTGTATACTGCTATGAATTCCGATAAGATAGCTCAGCATTTCTACGAACAAGGAAAAGCGGATGCTATTAAAGAGGTAATGAACAATTCTAAAAATCCATCATCAAGCCAACCTAGAAAAACATCTGGCGAGGTATTTATTAATGGATTGAAGGTTAAGTCAATTAGCGGTTTCGATTCTTCTAAACTAAGAATACAAACAAAAAAATTTAACAATTAAAAATTACGATTATGTCTAATGTGACTCCACAGTTTGGGACTATTAAACCGTCTCAAAAACAACAAGCGCTAGAAACAAATTACTTAAACTTCACAAATGGAAGTGGTAATGATTTCGCGCAACAATATTTACCAGAAGTATACGAAGCTGAAGTAGAGCGTTATGGAAACAGAACTTTATCTGGATTCTTACGTATGGTTGGTGCTGAAATGCCAATGTCTTCTGATCAGGTAGTATGGTCTGAACAAAATAGATTACACATTGCTTACAAAGATGTAACATGTGCTTCTGCTACTACTTTAACTTTTGTTACTGGTGGTACTGGTGCTAACTTTGTAAACAACGTTATCTCTGTAGGTCAAACTTTAGTAGTTATGAGTCCTTCTACAGGTAAAGAACTTAAAGTTTATGTTACAGCTTCTACTGCTGATGCTGCTACTGGAACAGGTGGAGCTACAAACCCTGCTGTTATTACTGTTAAACCATATACTCAGTTAGATTTAACTACTGGTGCTGGTAACGTAGTAAACTTTGCTGGAGCAACTGATCTTAAAATCTTCGTTTATGGTTCTGAATTCAAAAAAGGAACTACTGATGCAAGTTTAAACTCTGTAACTCCTTCATTCACTCAATACAGTAACTCTCCAATCATCATCAAAGAAAGATACCAAATCTCTGGATCTGATACTGCTCAAATCGGTTGGGTTGAAGTTGCTACTGAAGATGGAACTGGTGGATACTTATGGTATTTGAAAGCTGAATCTGAAACTCGTTTGCGTTTTGAAGATTACTTAGAGATGTCAGTTATTGAGGGTGAATTAGTTTCTGGTGGTTCTACATTAGGATCTAACAACATCAAAGGTACACAAGGTCTTTTCTCTGCTGTTAAAGAAAGAGGTAATGTTGTAAATAACTTTACTGCTGCTGCTGGATTAAGTGATTTCGATTCAATCTTGAAAAACTTAGATACTCAAGGAGCAATTGAAGAAAACATGTTCTTCTTGAACCGTGCTACTTCTCTTGATTTTGATGATATGTTAGCTTCTTTATCTGCTGGCGCGGCTGGTGGTGTTGCTTACGGATTGTTTGAAAACTCTGAGCAAATGGCTTTGAACTTAGGATTCTCTGGATTCCGTCGTGGATCTTACGATTTCTACAAAACTGATTGGAAATATTTGAATGATGCTTCTACTCGTGGTGGTATGGCTAACACATCTATCGATGGTATCCTTATTCCTGCTGGAACATCTACAGTTTACGATCAACAATTAGGTACTAACATTCGTCGTCCATTCTTGCACGTTCGTTATAGAGCTAACCAAGCTGATGACAGACGTATGAAAAACTGGATCACTGGATCTGTTGGAGGTGCTTACACTTCTGATCTTGATGCAATGCAAGTACACTTCTTGTCTGAAAGATGTTTAGTTACTCAAGCAGCTAACAACTTCGTATTGTTCACTTCTTCTGTAGCATAATTACCTGGTGATATTACCCCTGTTGAAATGACGGGGGTAATTATTACCTTTTTTAAAATTTATTAAATTATATTATATTATGGCAATAGCAAAAAAACAAGTAGCACAACCTAGTGCAAAATTAGAAACAACAATTCAAGACGTTGATATGGTTAATGAAATAGAAGTTAACGAACCTGTAGAAGTTGTTACTAAATTAAAAGATACGCAGGTAGAAGCAAAACAATCTAAACCAACATGGGAAATAAAAGATAGAACCTATGTAATATCAGATAGTCACGCTCCTTTAACGTATACCTTACAGAGTAAACACACTGTTAGATACCCGTTAATATGGTTCAACAAAGAAACCGGCGAACAAGAAGAACTTAGATACGCTACCAATCAAAATTCACCTTTAGTTAGTCAGCAAAAAGGACAAGTAACTTTAGGGCACATAATGTTTGAGAATGGTATCTTACATGTTGCAAAAGAAAAACAAAACTTACAAAAATTATTATCAATCTATCACCCTGGTCTTGGTGTTAAGTACACTGAGTTTGATCCAAGTGAAGAGGCTGAAGATGATTTAGATTACATAGAATTAGAAGTACACGCAATGAACGCTGCTTTTGAGATGGATATTGACGAAGCTGAAGCTATCGTACGTGTAGAAGCTGGTTCTAGAGTGAATAAGATGAGTTCTAAGGAGATAAAAAGAGATTTACTACTATTCGCTAGAAGAAATCCTTCTTTGTTCTTAGAGTTAGCCAATGATGATAATGTTCAATTAAGAAACATTGCTATTAGAGCTACAGAAAACAACATTATAAAACTATCACATGACCAAAGAACATTTATGTGGGGTGAAAACGATAGAAAATTAATGACAGTGCCATTTGATGAGAATCCTTATTCAGCTATGGCAGCTTTCTTTAAGACAGATGAAGGAGTACAAGTCTTCAAGTCTATAGAGAAAAAACTTAAATAATACGTAATACTAATATATGGGCGGTTATTGTACTTAAAACTGCAATAACTGCCTAAATATTATAATAAACACAACAAATGGCAGTAAACGTAGACACAGTTTATAAAACAGTTTTATCTATATTAAACAAAGAACAGCGTGGTTATATGACACCGCAAGAGTTTAATAAGACAGCAACTCAAGTACAACTTGAAATATTCGAACAATATTTTGATGACTTAAATCAACAACTCCGAATTCCACAGAGTGACGAGAACTATGCTGATAGAGTTGCAAATATTGAAGAGAAGATGTCTATATTTGAAACCACTGGACTATGTACTTACACGTCGAATTCTGCCGGTGGATATTTCACATTGCCTACAACTGACTCCTATGGTTTAGTATGTTCTCCATACAGACTAGGGTCATTAGCATATAAAAATGTTTACAATACAAGTATTGGACCATTAGAAGAATTACAGAAATCAGAGTTTTACTATATACAAAACTCAAGGTTAACTGCTTCAACAGAAAAAAATCCTACATTCTTAAGAGAGTCTGGAAGAATAATAGTAGCACCTAGTTCAATAATAACCAATGTTACAGCTAACTATATTAGAAAACCATTAGACCCTGTTTGGGGTTTTACAGTTGGATCAAGAGGTCAATACATATATAATCCAGCTCCTTTTGTACCTGGTACTCCAAACACAGGATCTAGGAACTTTGAAGTACATGAGTCTGAACAAACTCGTTTGATAATAAAAATATTAATGTACGCTGGTATAATAATAAAAGACCCACAGATTGTACAAGCAGCAGCTCAACAATCTCAACTAGAGGATATAAATTCAAAAAGCTAAATAAAATATGGCGATACCAGATAACGGTTTAATTACCGAAACAAATAGACAATACTACGAAGGAGCACAAAGTTTCTTAGCAGATGGGACTCAGAGAGCGTTTACAACGACGTTTGATACTAATCTAGCGTTTGGTAGTTACGATCCTTCTAACGTTGATTATGGATTGAATAACTTTAAGTTATATACTAGTCCAAACGGTTATCCAGGTACGTTTACCGAATACACTAGCGACTATTCTGTTAGTGGAAATACTATAACAACAGTTGGTACGTTAGCTAATGGAACTTATATTGTAGTTCAACTTAAAACTTTAGATGGCGGTAACTATGGTGATTGGTCAGATCCTAGTAGTTTTGCTTACGGTAATACTGTAGAAAATAACTATGGCTCTTACGAATACGTTACTTTAGAGGATGTCGTAAATAACTTTATGATTGCTTACGTTGGTAATGGTAAGTTAATAAGTTCAGTTAAAAAGACCGATGTTATATTCCATACTAAAAGAGCTTTACAAGAGTTTAGTTATGATACTTTAAAAAGTATAAAATCACAAGAACTTACAATACCTCACAACTTAAATGTCATTATACCTCAAGACTACGTAAATTATGTACGCATGTCATGGATCGACTATCACGGTGTAAAACACATTATATATCCTACAAACAACTTAACTATAGATCCTTACGCTACTCCGTTGCAAGACGATAATGGTGTACCAATTCAGGACAACTTTGATTCTAATGTAGAAGGAACTTCTATAACTGAAAGAAGATGGAAGAAAAACAATAGTGAGTATTACGATTACAATGCAGCTGATTTCGTAGGAGACTGGTACAACGGAGACGTTTGGTTACAAAGTGCTTGGTACGGAAGAAGATACGGAATGGATCCTCAATATGCTAATGTAAATGGGTACTTCACTATAAATGATAGAGAAGGAAAAATAGCTTTTAGTAGTAATCTTGTTGGTAAGTTAATTGTATTAGAATATGTTTCTGATGGGTTAGCTTATGAAATGGACTCTAGAGTTCCTAAATTAGCAGAAGAAGCAATGTATGCTTATTTATTACATGCTATTGTTTCTACTAGAGCTAATCAACCTGAGTACTTAGTGCAAAGACTTAAACAAGAGAAGAGCGCTAAACTAAGAAATGCTAAAATAAGATTGTCTAACATTAAACTTGAAGAAATTAGCCAAGTATTAAGAGGTCAATCGAAATGGATTAAACACTAATTATATGGCAGAAATTAAAAATAATTTCACTAGTTCAAAAATGAACCAAGACATTGACGATAGATTAATGCCTAATAACGAATATCGCTATGCATTAAATCTAGAAGTTAATAGATCAGAGGCTTCTGACGTTGGAACACTACAAAATATTTTAGGTAATAGTTTAACGGTTAACTTTAACGCGTTAGCTAATACTACCGGGTTAGAATGTATTGGTGTATATGCTGATGAATCAAATAATAACATATACATATTCTTAACAAACTATAGTGGTACAGACTACAGTCCAACTGCTAAAAATTATATATACGTATACAATAACAAACAAAACGCTACTAATCTTTTGGTTAGTGGCGCTTTCTTAAACTTCTCAACACAATTCCCAATATACGGTATAAACTTACTAGAAAGTCTATTGTTCTGGACAGATAATAGAAATCAACCTAGACGTATAAACGTGAGTAAGGCTTTTGCTAATTCAACGTATTACATTAACGAAGAACAAATATCAGTAGCCAAGCTTAGTCCTTTATATTCACCTGAATTATACAGAGAAAGCGTATTAGAACCAGGTCAATATGAAACTACAATGTATGACGTTGTCAGTGAGTATTTACCAAATGGAACTACTCCTAATCCGTATTACGACGCTGGATGGGCTGGTGATCCTGCTTACTTAGAAAGTAAATATGTTAGGTTTAGTTATAGATACAAGTTTAAAGACGGAGAGTATTCTATAATGGCTCCGTTTACTCAAATAGCTTATATTCCAAAACAAGATGGCTATTTTTTATATTCTCCTCCTCCTTCAGTTGGAGCAGAACCTGCTGTTGACGATGAAACAGCCGCTTACAGAAGTACTATAGTTGGGTTTATGCAAAACAAAGTTAATAATATACTTTTACAAATATTATTACCAGGTCCTGCAAACTTAATAAGTTCTTTGTACGAAATATCTGAGATAGAAATATTATACAAAGAAGCAGATAGCGTTGCTGTTAGTGCTGTAGATTCTATACCAACATTGCCTGATCCTTCAAAAGGAAGTGGGTACGTTTGGAACACATCGGCAGTAGTTTATAGTTATGACTATCAATCTAAAAAACCATTTAAGACTCTACCAAGTAGAGACGTTATTCGAGTGTATGATACAACTCCAGTAAAAGCGCTGAGTCAAGAGGTAGTTGGTAATAGAATAGTTTATGGTAATTACCAAGATAAATTTTCGTATCCAAAGTATTTAAACTACAACGTTGGAGCCAGTACAAAATTACCTTTTGGTTTTACATCTGACAAAGGTACAAGCAAAGTTGAATATCCTAACCATTCTGTTAAAGAGAATAGAAACTACCAAGTTGGAGTTGTTCTAGCAGATAGATTTGGTAGACAATCAGGTGTTATTCTTTCGGATCAAATATCAACAGATTTTCCAGGTCAATTTGGAGCATCGTCATTATATTTACCTTATAACGGAAGTGGTGATATTATACCTTCTGAATGGTCTGGTAATTCTTTAAAAATATTATTTAACTCACCTATATCTCCAACACTACCAAACACTAGTACTGGATGGCCTGGAATATATAACGGAGACATAAATAGTGTTAATTACAATCCACTAGGATGGTATTCTTATAAGATAGTAGTTAAACAAACAGAACAGGATTATTACAATGTGTACTTACCTGGAACAATGGCGGCTTACCCTGATAGTCCTACTTTAGAATTAGGAAAAACTTCTCACATTGTTTTACTTAACGACAATATAAATAAAGTACCAAGAGACTTGAGTGAGGTTGGCCCTGCGCAGAGACAGTTTAGAAGTAGCGTTATATTATTTCCTAGAGTAAACAATAATACTTCAGCATATAATAACGAGCAGTTTTATCCTGGGAATGAATATGCTTTTGTTAGTACGATAGCTACTAGCAATTCTTTATTTTACCCTGATGGTATTTCGCCATCTACAGTTCCTGCTGGCTTTGAAAATTTTTATCAAATAAATTCAGATCCTATAATAGCAAGGATTTCAACGCCTGTTGAATTAGGTGTTATCACTAGTACAAACGATGTTATAAATCTATCTGTATACGAAACAAAACCAGTAGAGTCAAAATTAGATATATATTGGGAAACATCTACAGCTGGATTGATAACTGAATTAAATACAGCAATAGAAGAAGGTTCTACTGAAAGCTTAGGTAATCTAAATGGATGGAATTTTACTTTATCAGAGGCAGCTGCTCCTGGAACTATAACATCAACGGGATTTTCTTTTGATAACATACTAGGAGATGATGTAATTCCAGACACTGTTACCATAACTAACGTAATAACTGGTACTGGTACAAATGTGACTTCTAAATTTGTTATAGAACAAACAAGCACTCCTGGTGTGTACCGTATAAAAACGGCACCTGGAGCATATTTCTATTATGGATTTAGCGCATCAACCGCAGAGGCATATACATTCACTATTAATGCTACCGTTGGGTATCCTATAATATCAAAGAATTACACAAGAACAGGAGCGTTATCAAATGTATCACCTACTATAACAAACAAACCTACAAGCACAATAAGTTTAGCTGAAGGTGTTGTTAATGTTTATGATTTTGATGGTGTAAACGGGTCTAACCCTTCTGGCGGAAACAGTACATCTAACTTAGCTTGGTCCGTTGCTGGTTCGTCTTTATTCTCCATAACATCTAGTGGTTTATTACAGCAATTAGATGGTACTGCCGAAGGAACATTTAACTTGGTTGTTACAATGACAGAAGCTAGTGGAGCTACAGATACTGCTAATGTTACTGTTACTTACCCATATAGAGTTAGTGTTGTTTTCGACGGTCCAACTCAGTATCAATTTAACGTACCACCTGGAGGAACAGGAAACTACTTAGGAACTGTTACTGTTACTGGTTTGCCAGCTACATTTAGAGCCGCTTCTGTTAGGTCATTTGGAGATTCACAAATAGATACCACGATAAGTGTAGACGGTAATTTTAAAGATGCAAATATTCCTATTGGGTCTGGTTTTACTTCGGTTACATCTACTGGATTTACATTGCCTCCTGGAACTTATGGTTACAGTTTATATGTAAAAGTACATCCTAGTACTGGAGGAATAAGTGGTCAAGGTTTAGGTAAAATAGAGTCATCTCAATAATAAGTTGATTTATAGCATAAGGGTTTTAATAATATAAACCCTTATGTTGTAAACAAATACATAAATAAGTAATAATAATTATATGGCAGCAGTAGTAGAAATAAAATATTTTAATACCTTTTTACTTAAAAAAGTATTTGAAGAAGACGCTAATACTCCTACTTGGGATGGTTCGTTTGGTATTCCAACTACTATAGATGGTGTTAATGTTGGTTGGCCAATAGCTGGTGTAACTGCGCAACCCGCTAAAGAATGGGTTATTGAAGAAGCCAGAATAAGAGGTGGTTATAACAATTTAAGTGTCGACTTTGGTGTTAAAGCATATTTAGTTGATACTAACAATTTAGCAGCGATAAGATCAAGTGCATTAATATATTCTGGTATATTTAATTCAAAATCAGGAGTTAATAATACTAATCAGTTTTCGGTTGGTGAAGAAATAACTAAAGGTTTAGATCCTGCTAACGGTTCTATTCAAAAACTATACGCAGAAGATACCAACTTAATTATATTTCAAGAAAACAAGATTAGTAGAGCATTAATAGATAAAGACGCTATATATTCGGCCGAAGGTGCTGGAACAGTAACATCTTCAAATGTTGTAATTGGACAGACACAAGCTTATGCTGGTGTATATGGTATAAGTCAAGACCCTGGAAGTTTCGCTGTCTATGGTTATAGAAAGTACTTTACTGATAGATATAGAAACGCTGTATTAAGGTTGTCTCAAGATGGTATAACAGAAATATCGCAATATGGTATGACTGATTATTTTAGAGATGAATTTAACAACATAGATTCTCAATATTATGGTAATGGTAAAGTTATAGGAGGATGGGACACTCATAACAAACAGTATGTTTTGTCTACGCAGAAATCAGCAACTAATCCAGATCAATCATATAACACTTTAGGTTTTACTGAAGAAGCTAATGGTTGGGCAAGTTTTTATTCGTTTAAACCTTCTCAAATGATTAGTTTAAAGAATAAATTTTATACGTTAAATTCTGGTAAGCTTTGGGAACATTATAATAACGCTGCTAATACTAGATGTAATTTTTATGGAGTTCAATACACATCGGCAATTAGATTTGTATTTAACGAAGCTCCTAGCAATGTTAAGATCTTTAAAACTGTAAACTACGAAGGTGCTAATGGATGGCAAGTTACTTCGTTTAGATCTGATTTGACTGGACCTGATTTATTAGGACCTGGTTACATAAGTACTCAAGATATTGTTGGAGTATTGAATGGTGTTGGTGATCCAGCTATATTTAGTTATATGACTGGAGCTTATGATGATTATGGTAATTCATATCCTAGTACACTATACCCTCCAATTAACAGAGCAGGTTTTGATAGAAAAGAAAATAAATACATGGCTGTTCTTATGAATAAGAGTGAGCCTAATCCAGAAGAAATATCTTTTGGTAATGAAATATCAGGAATAAAAGGTTACTTCGCTGTTGTTGACATGTCTCTAGATAACGCTACTGATGTTGGTGGTGCTAAAGAATTGTTTGCAGCATCTTGTAACTACGATTATTCAGTGTTTTAAATTAAATTAAATTAAATGGAATTAAATATTAGATCAATACAAGAATCAGACTGGGAAATGTTGCAATCGTGGTGGAAAGCATGGGGTTGGCCTGAAATGAGTAAGGACTTATTGCCATTAAATGGCCTAGGTGGATTAATTGTAGAAAAAGAAAACAAACCGATAGCGGCGGGTTTTTTGTATCTTACGAATTCTAAGGTTGCTTGGACAGAATGGATAGTATCAGACCCAGATTACAGAGAAACAGATAGAGCGGAATGTTTGACGATGCTTGTAAGTGGACTTGAAGATGTCGCTATAAGTACTGGATATAAGATAATACTAAGTATCGGTAGAAATAAAGGTTTATTAAATATACATAAAGAATTAGGGTATACTGTGGACGAAAAACCATCGTATGAAATATCAAAAAAAATAATATAATATGGCAGTAGCATCAGCAATAGTAGGAGGAGCCTTAGCGGTAGGTGGTTCCTTAGTTCAAGCTAATCAAGCTAAACAATCAGCTAAAGGATACGCTAACGAAGCGAACAGAAAAGCAGCTGAAATAGCAACTATAGAACAAAATAGACAAGAAATACCAAACCCTTATGCTAACATAAAAGATCTAAGCGGAATAGCTGAAGACTTAAGTAACATGGCTAATAATCCGTTTGCTAATTTAGGTGTTTCAACTAAAGCAGCAGAAATGCAAGCAGAAGAAGCCGATATATCTTTAGCAAATACGTTAGACACTATTAGAGCTACTGGAGCAAGCGCCGGTGGAGCAACTGCATTAGCACAAGCCGCGTTACAAAGTAAACAAGGCGTTGCTGCTAGTATCGAACAACAAGAAGCTGCTAATGAAAAACTAAAAGCTCAAGGTCAAGCAGACATGCAGAAAGCTAAAATGGAAGAAGCACAAAGAATACAAGGTGTTAAATTCAGTGAGGCTCAAAGAATGCAAGCGGCAGATACTGAAGCTATCAAGTTTAAATATGGAGAACAAGAGTCTAGAGATATAGCTAAATTAAATAGACTATCTGGACAACAAGCTCAAGCAAGTGCAAATCAAGCCGCTGCTAAACAAGCTCAAGGAGCTGCTATAGGAGCTGGTATAAGCGCTGTTGGTAGTATCGCTGGTGGTTTAGCTTCAGCTGGTTAGAAAATAATAGTAATATAAAAAATTATAAATAATGGGATATTACGAAAATCCACCTATAATACAACCTAATAGAGGTAGCGAGATAGTCTCTGCCTCTATAGCTGACGCAGCTAGTTCTATATCAAAAGCTCTTATAGAGAAAGGAGAAAGAAAGCGTCAAGAAGAGAAAGAAAACAAACTTACTCTTCAAAAGCTTCAGGATAGAAAGAACGAAACTGATTTACTTTATAGCGAGAAACTTGCCGACTGGAAGACTAAGCAAACTCATACCGATGATGGTATTGATAAGCAGGTTTACTCTATAATGGAGAACGAAATAAAGAACGCAGCTGACGCTAGAATAATGTTGCTTAACGAAACAAATCCGGCTAAAAGACAAGAATATCTAAAGACTGTTAGAAATGCTAACGTTCTTTTAGATAGCTCTGCTACTTTCGCTAAGTCAATAGCTGGTCAAACTGCTACTTGGAGATTAAATACCAAAGGTTTAAAAGTGGGTGAAGTTGGAGGACATTTTGTTAATGGATCAAGTCCAGAGGAAATACTAGATAACACAGCAGGTATTGAAATACTTGGTGGTATGAACGCTAGATATATAGATCCTAAAGTAAATGTTGAGAAAGACGAAGATGGTGATGGTTTAATATTAACCGTTACTGGAAAACATAAAGAAGATAATAGAGATATTAATTTCAAAATATATTCTAAGAACTTTGATAAGTCTGAAACTGAGGGCGAAAATGGTTTACTTGTACCAGTTGAAAGTTTAGATACTTTTCATACTCAAGCTAAAGAAGACATCGTAGATAAGAAAGGTAATATATACGAAGGTTATTTAACAGAAACTAGAGAGACATACGATCTTGATAGTTCTGGTACTTCTGGTGGAAACGGTAGAGATATATACCAAATAACAAATGGTAGAAGACTTCAGGTTGACGCCGCTAAGAAAGCTATAGCAAAGAAAGCAGAAGTTACAGCATCTGGGATGATTGGAGCCGATAGTCCTACTAGACTTAGAGCTATGTTAGATTACACTTTAAAGAAAGGTCCTGGTTTCTACGATAAGAACTTTAAGGTTGATGAAAACGGAGTTGCTAGATCACCAGAAGAACAAAAGCAAATGTTAAAAGAAATGTTGACAGAAAAGACTTTTAACGATATGGTTAAACCTCTGGAAAAAACAACAACCAAGAACGGAGAGACTATATACTGGAACCCAACTGCAGACATTAAACTAAAAGACAAACCTAGTAATGCTGAATTAGGAATAGGAGGTAGAGGTAAATCTGATAAGCCAGAACCTACGACTTATAAGACAGATTATTATAGAGATATAATTTCTGGTTATACTCCTAAACAGGGTGAGAAATTACAGGAAGGACAAGTTAAATATAGAACTAGAAAAAGTCTAGCAGAAAACTTAAACAAATTATCTGGAAGTACAGATAAGTATGTTACTAGAGAAGATTTATACGCTAGATTTATATCTCAACCATACAAAGAAGGTAAATACGTTTCTGAAAATACGATAGAACAAGAGTATAAGAAGAAAGGAAAAGATCCTAAAGTAGCGTTTGATAAAATGTATCCAAAAGCATCTCTATTTGTAGAAGACGGAGCTAATCAATATAAACCTTTAAAAGGTTACGATGTTAACAGCGCTGTTGGTAGAGTTAAATTAGCGTTGGATCAAACGTCTGATGCTGGTGAAAGAAAAATACTTCAAGAAACTTTGGGTGAAGCTAAGTTAATGGATTGGGTAAGAGCTAATCCTAAAAAATCAGGTGAGTCTGAACAAGCATACGCTAATAGAGCATCGAAATCTTTATAAAATAAAATATGGAAGAATTATATACATTGCCTGACGGTTCTCAAGTAGATATGTCTACTATGAATCAATTTGAAAAGACTAACTTTTTATTAAAGAACCCCGGAGCAAAAAAGCAATGGGGCGCTGCGAAGAGTGCGGGCGTAGCGTCGAAGAAGAAAAAAGCACTAAGTCAAGATTCGGATTCGAATGGGGAAAATGGTTCTTCGGATTCGAAAAAGTGGAGACTTCCTACTACTAATGACGTAGATGAGATGGAGAAGAGAGGTATTTTACCTCCTCCTTCTTCTCGTCCAAGTAATTATATGGATGATTACCAGAGTGTATATAATTTAAAACAAAACGAAGCTAAGTTAAAGAATTACGAGGCTAAAACTGGTAAAATAAAAATACCTGGAAGCAAGGTTGAAAGAGAGATCAAAGGTAAATTGGCCATGTCTGATGAAGAGATGACTGGTTTCGTTGAGAATTTCAGAGATAATCCTATCACAGGTGAGCTTGGTGAAGATAGTAAAATGAAAATACTAAAAGCACAAGAGCAAATCAGAAATACAGACTCTGATCTAGATCATCCTTATTTGTTTTATTCTTCTGCTAATCAAGAAAAAGAAGACAACTTCATAGAAAGTAATTACAATAAAAAAGAACTTGAAAGTCTAGGTATTAATACTCAAGATTTTGAAGGTTTTTTAAATAAGAAAGGTTACAAAAACGATTTCTTGGATAAACAAGAAAAAGGTATGTTTGATGGTTCTGGTAGAGACTTCTTTGGAGGATATGATATTGGTTTAGGTAAAGAACTCGCTAAGAAGAAACTATTAAACATGTATATGGAAGACATGCAACGTAGAGACTTTACAAAGCAAGACTTAAATCAAGATATTGAAATTGCTTCTGGTTTTAGAACAGAAAAAGAAATAAAACAAAATGAGTTATTCGATCAAAATGGGATCGCTAAATACGTTGAGACTAACTTTCCTATCCTAACTAAAAAACTTAAGGATAGAGATGCAGAGAACGCTAAAATATACGAGGAATCTAAAAGAGGAGGTTCAGACTTTTTCTCTTGGGAAACTCCTAGTAAAATGGGTAAAGCTGGTTGGAATGCGATAGCAGACAGAGCAGCACAGTTTACCGCAGCAACTGCTGATGTTGTTGGTTTAGATACCGCGGCAGAAGGTATTAGAATGTTAGATGAAGAGAATAAACTTGTTAGACCCGACGATAGAGGTGTTTCTTACGTATCTGGTAAGTCAACTAAATACAATGGGACTAATTATATAGTAGATTCAAAAGGACAGATCTATGATGCAGATTCTAAGATTAGAGTTACTGATGTGGTTAATAAAAAAGCTCACGATGAGATAGTTCAATCTGCTCAATTTGGTCCTTCCGACTGGATGTTCAGTGTTCAAGGAGCAGCAGTTCAAACTTCTGGCGTATTAGCAGACATGGTTCTTCAAGCAGCGTTAACTCGTGGTGTTGGAGAGTTTGGTGCGATAGCAACAGAAACTAGAGCAGCTTTAACTGGAGCTAAACAAGCTAGTAAGTTTACTTCTCTTATGAATGATACTTCTCAGTTATTGAGAAAAGTACCTATCAAAAGAGCAGAAGGTTACTCTATGATTGCTCAAGGTGCTTTAGGTTATTCTCAAGGATATGAGGAAACATTAAAAGCAGCGAGAGATAATGGAATATCAGATAAAGAAGCTTTTAAATTAGCAGCGGCAGCAGGTCAAAGAATGGCTGTGTTATATAGTACCACTGGTATTATCAACCCACAGACAGATGTTGCTGAGAATATATTTGGTTCTAAGAACATAATTAAGAAAGCTATAGAGCAATACACTAAAACTGGAGAGAAAGGTTTTGTAGCTTCTATAGATGATATTATAAAAAATACACCTAGAAACTTATTAGAGTTCGCAGAAGAAGGTGGTAAAGAGGTTGTTCAAGAGAATATACAACAAGCTGGCGAAGTTGGTGTTAATAAAACGACTAACTACGATGCTGGTAAAAAGATCATGAATGATGTTATTTCAGGTGATGATTTCATGAACACATCGATATTATCATTTATATCTTCTGGTTTAATATCTAAAGCTAAATTACCTAGTTTCAAAGCAGGTAACGAAAGTACAGATGATTTAAGATCGCTTAGTACTTTAGCTAAGAACAAACAAGAGTTCGATAAAATAATAGGTGGTTTAAAAGACAGAGGTGTATTTACAGAAGCTGAAGTAAACAAACTAAGAGAAGACGTAGATATATACGCTAATAACGTAAACAAATTACCTAAAACAGTATCTTCAGAAGCGGCTATGCCTGTGATGAGAGAGTTAGATGTTGTTACTAAGTTAGAAAACCAAAAACAATCTGTCGATAAAGCTTTTCATGAACAGATAGATGAAGAGATAGAAGAAACTAGAAGCAATATAAAGAAGATAGTTTTTCAAGATCAATTAAACACTAAGAATAAATCTATAGCTAACGCTATAAAAAAAGGTGTCGTTAAAAATCTTGACATGAAAACATTCTCTAGCACTGCTGAATTAGAGAAATACTTAGTTAAAGAAATAGGTATGCCACTTAGCGAAGCTAGACAGACTGCAAAACAAGGTGGTTTTATACTTGACGAAGAAGGTTACTTAGAATACGCTAAAGATCCTTCTCTAATAAAACCAGGTCAAAAAACTATATTCGTAAATGAAGCAGTTGGTTTTAAACTTGGTGCTAGTGAAATAGTTCAACATGAATTCTTACACGGTATATTACATGAGACAGTTAAGGATGATCCAGAAGCACAGAAATTGCTTGGAGTATCTCTATATAAAGAATTAGTTAAACTTCAGAAAGAAGAGAATGCTAATGAGACTGGACAAGATGTCTTGCCTGATTCTTTTATATCTAGAATGGGTTTATACCAAAGAAGATATAAACAATTAATACAAGACCAAGATCAAGCATTGGCTGATGGTGAAATCACTAGAGAAGAAAGAAACGCTAACGTAGATAGATACTTAGGTAACCAATGGGAAGAAACGTTGACACTATATTCAGATGCGATAGCTAATGGTAGTGTTAAGTATGACGAAGGTACATTTACTAAACTTAAAGATGTAATAAGACAGGTTTTACAAAGACTTGGTATAAAAGATATAGAGTTTGAAACTGGAAAAGATGTTTACAACTTTATAAAAGACTACAACAAAAGCGTAGAGAGTGGTAAGTGGGGCAAAGCTATAACTAAACTTGGTAACGAAAAAGCTAAAATAAATAGAGAAGCGTTAAAAGAAGAAATAGGTATTGCTTCTAAGAAACCTTCTACGGAACAAAAGTCTACTGTTACTGACAAAAAGTTCTCTTTGATGGATGATAGAAAATCATCTGACGCTATTAAGAAAGATGTTAATAGTAAATATAACAAAGAATCTTGGAGCGAAGGAAGCAATAACAAAGGAGAGAACAGAGCGATTGACAATGTATTGTATGATATTCTTGGTGAGTATGATTATATAATAAAAGGTAAATCGAAAGCTTTAGGTTATTCTGCCTTACCAGACTTTAGTGAGTTTGATATGATAAGTGAAACTCAATTAGCACTTATACCTCATATCAGAAACTTTAACAAAGAATTCTTACAAAAAAGAGAAGAGTTTAAAAAAGAACTAGTCTCACAAGGAATGGATCCTAAAAGTAAAGAGTTTAAAGATAAGGTAGAAACTCAAGATGAAAAAGGTTATCAAGGTAAAAAAGGTATCGTAAAAGAAAACGATGATCTTAACGCTTGGATAAACTCTCAGTTAGTCAACAAAATGAAACAAGCTCTTAAGTCTGGATCTGTTACCACTCAAAAGTTTACAGAAGACATCGAAGGAGAGATGTTTAAGGAAACTAGCATATCTGATGGGTTTGGTGGTGACGAAGGTTATTTAATGGACGAAGGTGATAGTATCTTTGAAGAAGAAAATGACTTTGAAGCAGAGCAAAATAAACTTGCCGTACTACTTAACGATCCAATATATAAATTTGTTGATGAAAACGGTAAACCTATTGACATTGAGACGGTTCCTTTTGGTAGTTTTTTTATTACGGAAGCATCGGATCCAACCGTAGCTGCTAACAAGAAGTTAAAAACAGAAACTGATCCAGTAAAAATAGCTGACTTAAAGAGACAGTTGATAGATTTAGAAAGAGGTTTAGAACTTCAGAATAAAAAAGATATAACTTTTGAGGAAAAAGAAGAGTTAAAGGAATTAAAATCTTTCAAATCTTATGATCTTTCTACTGGAATGATGGTAAACACATTTGAAGCACTTTCTATTCAAGATACGCCAGCTAAAATCGTTACTGACGAGGTTGGAAGAGAAATATTAAGATCTCCTAACATTCAAACTTTAGAATATAGAAATTTCAAAGAGAAATTATCTACTTTGTCTAAAACGATGGCTAGAAGAATGACCTTTAAAAATGGTCCTGAAATAGAATCTTTAATGTACAATCAGTGGGAATTACTTTACGATGTGATTAATCATCCAACTGATCCTGTTACTGGTCAATCTAGTTATGCGTCTAAGAAATTACCTCCTAGACTAAAAGAAACAGATGATAAAGGAAACTTTAAGAAAATAGAAGATATAGATAGGGTTAAATTCTTACAGTCTTACTATGGAGTTGAAGAAGCATCTCGTATAATAAGAACTTATGGAGGAGAAAACGCTGACAAAGAATTACGTCAGTTAGAAGACGCTGAAGTTAGTGATAAAGACGGTAAAGCATTAAGACCAACTACGTATTTCGATAGAAGAACAGCTTTAATGGAGTTGTTTGGAGATGTTTTGGTTCTTCAAGAAGCTAGAAGATTAATTAGACAACCTGATTTCTTAGAAAGAGTAGCCGAAAGAAACGTTAATCTTTATAACGAGCTTAAAGATGATGTTGTTAGGGCACAAGTTCTAAACGATATGGCTAAAGGTAAAAGTAGTTCTGTTAAATTTAGTTTAGCTGAAGAAGAAAACGGTAATATATCTAATTTCTTAGAAGGATTACCATTCACAGAACAATGGGTTGTTGCTAGAGATATTGATACGGCTATAAAGAATTCTAAAACTACAGATGGTACTAAGGTTACTTTTAAAGTACCTAGTAGATCTAAGATGTCAGATAAATCAACTGCTTATTTCGTTATAGAAAAAGTAGCAGAAGGTTATAATGACTTTGAATTCATGGTTAAGAAGAACGCAACTGGACCATTGACAAAACAAGTTTTAGATGCTTTAGATTTTAAATCTAAGAAATACCAAGAGATTGCAGAGAGAAATGCTAATCTAGAGAGAACTATGAACGAGATCATAGAAGAAAACAAAGGAGTTAAAGCTTCTGAAACTTTCTCTCCAGAAACAGCTAAGAATCTTGGTAAAAACATCGGTAAACATGATATATTCTTACCTCCAGAAGATGAAGACTTTTTAGGTTTGATGTATACATTAGCTTCAGGTAAAGGTAAACAAGGTCAAGAACAATTAGATTTCTTGGTTGACAACTTACTTAAACCATATAGTGATGCTATGCTTAACTTAATGAGAGCTAGGCAAGTGATGTACAAAGACTGGAAAGAGCTTGTTAATAAAAAATACAAAGGAGTAAGTAAGCTTTTAAAAGAAGACTCTGGTTACGGCGGTTATTTGAATGATCAAGCTGTTAGGGTTTATTTATGGAAGAAAGCAGGATACGAAATACCAGGTTTAGATAAGAAAGATGTATTTAACTTAGTTGAAAAGGTTAGAACTAATCCTACTCTTAGAAAATTCGCTGAAGACGTATCTTTACTTTCTAAACAAGCAAATGGGTATATAGAACCTGGTCACAACTGGGGATTTGGTAGTGTAGTTGGTGATATTAACAATATCATATCTAAATCTAACAGAACTAAGTATCTAGAACCTTGGACACATAATGTTGAAAAGATATTCTCTAAACAGAATATGAGTAAGATAGAAGCTGTATACGGTAGAAATTACGTTAAAGCTTTAAACGATATGCTTGCTAGAATGAAGACTGGTAGTAACAGAGTAGATGGTTCATCTGATTCTTTATTAAACTGGTTAAATGGTTCAACAGCCGTTACTATGTTTATGAATATACGATCTGCTGTGTTACAAACTATTGGAGCAGTCAATTACATAAACACTAGTGATAACAACGTGGTTAAAGCTGGAGCAGCGTTGTTGAACGTACCTCAATATATGGAAGACTTCCGTACTATATGGAACTCTGATTATCTAAAAGATAGAAGATCTGGACTTATGAATGACGTTGCTGAAGCAGAACTTGCTCAAGCAATGAACGATCCTAGAAATAAGAACGTTTTAGATAAGTTTAAATCAGGTTTGTATTGGATACTTAAACAAGGTTTCTTACCTACTAGAATTGCAGATAGTTTTGCTATTGCTTTTGGTGGTGCTGGTTTTTATAGAAACAGAATAAACACTTATCTTAAGAAAGGAGAAACACTAGAAGAAGCTAAGCATTTGACTATGCGTGATTTCTATGAAATATCGGAAATATCTCAACAATCTGCAGACGTTTCTAAAATATCTATGAATCAAGCAAGTGTTAAAGGTAGATTGATATTAGCATTCCAAAACACTCCGTTGCAGTACTCTAGAATTATAAAGAAATCTGTAATAGATTTAGTTAAAGGAAGAGGAAGTGTACCAAATAATATTGCTAAAATAGTTTACTATGCAGCAGTACAGAATATTATGTTTAACTTCTTGCAAAATGCTTTATTCGCAGCGTTATGGGACGATGATGATGAGCAAACTCAAGGTAAATATGATTCTGCTAAAATGAGAGCTTTAACTGGTACAATGGATACCTTACTTAGAGGTTCTGGTTTACAAGGAGCATTATTAGCTACAGTTAAAAACGTAATAATAAAATGGTACGAGAAAAGCGGTGATCCAAAAGGATTTGGAGATGTTGCTCTCGAACTTGCGAACGTAGCGCCAGCAATAGGTATTAAAGCAAGAGCTTTATCAAAATCTTACAAAGCTTACGAGTATAATAAAGATGAGATAAATTATAAAGGTTTTAGCTTAGATAATACTTATGCAATAGAAGCTTTAACATCTGTAACATCAGCAGCAACTAACATACCTGCGGATAGAATATTTGTAAAAGCACAGAATGTTTCTAACGCTTTAAATTCAGAATACGAAGCATGGCAGAGAATAGCTTTCGCTATGGGTTATAGTAAATGGAATTTAGGTTTAGGAGAATCTGGTAAAGTAAGTATTGATACCAGCGGAATGTTGAAAGTACCTGAACTTTCTCAAGGAGAATTAGTAACTCCAGAATTAAAATAACGGAACAAAGTAAAATGAGCACCATACTCAAAAGTTCCAATAAAAAGAAAAGGGGACCACGTAAAGTGAATCCCCTTTCTTTATTTGTAGTAAGTTCGTCGCTGAACTATTCATTCTTTCGTCTAAGACAAGGCGTTGCATCTCCTTAT